TCACTCATTTTTCACACGCGCCGTCGCCTTCTCTGGCGGTGGCGGAAGGCCAAGCAGCAACTCTTGGCCGTACCTGCTTGCTGGCCGATCAAAGCCCAAAGCCACGCCTTGCTCCACCCAGCGCCCGTAGTGCCTGGTGACCATTTCGGTTGTCTTGTGGCCGAGCAGCTTGGCAATGTATGCCGGATTCTCCCCTTGGCTTAACAGCTGGCTGGCGAACGTGTGCCGCATCTGGTACGGGTTGCGATATATCGTTTTGGATTTTGTGCAGGTGCGCTTCCACAAGCGCAGCAGTGACTGATCGGTCCACTCCTTCCCTGTGCGCGGGTTCAGAAATACCCGCCCATCGGCTTTTTCGGTGCGCTGCCGCTCGTCTTCCAAGGCCTGCTGAGCCGCCGGCAACAGCGGAATGGTCCGGATGCCGGCCTTTGTCTTAGTGCCTTTTTCCTCGCCTTCGACCACCGCGGTGTGCACGTAGATCGTCCACGCCACCAGATCGACATCGCGCCAGGACAGCGCGATGAGTTCGCTGGTGCGCAGCCCAGTGAAGGCCCAGAGCTGAAACGCCGCGCGTTCGGTGCCGTCCATGCTGACGAGGGCCGGCACCAGTTCCTCCAGCGTGTATGGATTCGGCGCGTAGTCGGTCGAGAGCGTCTCCCGTGGCAGCACCTTTTCAAGCTTGAGGCGGTCCAGAGGGTTGAACGCGATCACCTCGTCGGCCAGGGCTTCGGACAAGGCGTTTCGCAGCGGTAGTAGCAGGTTGCTCATGCGCTTGCGGGTCACCTTCTTGGTGGCGATCCACTCGCGAAGAATGCTCACGCTCAGGGCGGGCACCGTGAGCCCGCCAAACTGGGGGACCAACACGTTGTCAATCGCTTTGCGGTAACCGGTCCAGGTGCTGGGCTGCAGCGACGCCTTCGCTCGGTCCCGATAGCTTTCTAGCAATTCCTTGATCGTCGTGGTGCTAGTCACTCCCGTGCCGTGGCCGAAGATTTTGCATTTCGGCGATTGCGGAAAGTACTCGTTGTACCGAAAGCTGTTCTGCTCGATCTTCCGCAGGATCTCGCCGCGCAGCCGCTCTGCGTACAGGAGATTGGGGCGCGTGCCGGGGAGGTCTAGGATCTCCCGGCATTGGACCCCCTTGAAGCTGAAGGCGATACGGATGACTTCCTTGCGAGTGCGTTTCAGAACGGTGATGCCATCGTTCATCCACGCCCTCGTTTGGGAGGCGCGGTGACACGCCCTGCCGCCCAGTCGTTGACCGCCTGAATGTTGATCCAACTCTGTTTGCTGCCCACGGGGTGCCGGACATGCACGTCACGCAACCAGTGGCCACTACGCAGGCGCTTATCGACTGCATCAGGGGTTTCGCCGAAGAGTTCGCAATAGCGGTTGATGGGAACCCAGCCTAGAGCAATCACCGTCGTCATCGCTTCGAACCCTCCGCCAGGATGGCACGTACGATGGTGTTGCGCACCTTGCTGCGAGCAGCAACAGCATGGTGGGTCCAGAAGCCCGGATCTTCCTTGTCGATGTTCTCCATGACCTTGGAAGCGATCCAGTCGGCATCGATGGTGTCGTGGGGCTTGGGCACCAGGTGCAGCACCGGCCTGCGTTTCAGGTCGGTGCTCATTCGTTGGGCTCGTTCTCTGCCAGGGCGAGGGTAGCTTCGTCCAGGACGCTCAATGCCATCTCGAACAGCTTGCGCACGCCGGCAAGGATGAGGGCTTCATGCGAGCCGGCATCGTTGCTCACCTCCGAGCATGCACGGGCCACCGCAACTGCGCTGCTCATCGCGCCAGATGCCTCCTCACAGAGTGCCTTGGTATTGTCGTCTGCGGCGGAAAGCTTCTTGAGCGCGCCTTGAGCCAGTTCGAGCGCGGCGAAGTCCAGGGCAGAGCCGCTGTTGGCGGCGTAGTGATCGAGGATCTCGGTCGCGCAGCTCCATGTCCAGTAGGCCTCGAAGATCCGTTCGCCGGGATCGGCAGCAGTGCCGGCGGGCTCTGGCGGGGCCGTTGTAGCTGCCTGATCCTCGTCGTCCCAGCATGTTCCGTCTTCCCCGGCGATCCCGGGCTGCGTGTCGGCGAGCGTGAGTTCTTCGAAGTATTCCGGTTCGAGGACTTGCGGGCCGATGGCGCCGGACAGGACCGCCGTGAAGCCTTCGAACAAGGACTGCTCGCACATCGCCTCGACGAAGTAGTCGCCAACGACGTTGATCTGCCGTGCTCCCGCATCGCGATTTCTTCGCTGGCATTCACCAGCACTGGGGTTGCCGCGGCATTGCTTGAGCATTTCGACGGCGAGATCCCGGCCGCGCTGGAAGTCGTGCGCGTCGCCACCCTTGGGCAGCGCTCGAACTGCATCGTTGACCGAGTCCAGGGCGGTCTGGGCCGCGTCCAGCAGCGCAAATGCTTCTTCAAGCGTCGTATGCAGGACCGTGCCTTCTGCGAGCTTGATCGCGCCTTGGACACAGGCCAGCACCGGGAACAGCTTCTGATACACCCGCTGAGCATCCGCTTGCGTGAGGTCGTCACGCTGAATGACGCGACATGCTTCAAGGATCACGTCGTGGTTGATGTGGTCCAGCAGGGTGTCGATCGGTTCGCCGCGTTCTGCCGCGTCGTAGGCCGCTTCAAGCTTTTCTTCTGCCGTGCCGATCCATTGGCGGATGTCAGTGATGGTGACAGCGGACGGCTCATTCTCGATGGGCGTTATGGCCCTGTCGGGTTTGGAGGTGCTGGGCGCTTTACGAGGAGAAAGGATATCCATATTCGCTCCGTCAGGTTGATGACAGAGCGAGTTTAACTATGGTTAATAAAATATTCAACCATGGTTGTGTGATGGCTCCCATTGGCCAACCAGAATTCCCATCACAACAAACAAGTTCCTGATCGGCTCGTGTTGAGGGTTTAAGGGGGCCAGCCAGCGGCGTGAGCCCTCTTGCTTGAAAATTTTGAAGGTTACTTCTTCGGACGAAACGAGCTTGGCCAAGACAGGTATGCCATCCCAGGGCTTGTTGTCATGAAGCAAGGGATCGAAGTAAAGATGGGTTCCCGGGCGGAAAGATCTCATGCTGCCATGAGGCGAAACCATGCTGTCGCCGCGCGCTTCGACGCAGAAAGTCTCGGTACTGCAGCCGAATGGCGCCCAAACGAAGGTGTTCCCCTCAGGACGCTTCAGCCACTCTGACGCCCCCTTCCAAGTTGCCAGGGATTCCCAGGGGACCAGGGGCACCGTAGTTGCTCTTTCCTGGAGTTTCAACTCCATGGCTCCCTCGCCAGTGGCCAGCCATCGTGAATCTACGCCCAGGAAGTCAGCCGCTTTCGAGTTGTTGTATGCCGACAAACTGTTGGTCGTTCCATCCACTGCCTTGCTTATCGCTTGATACGAAACCCCGAGCGCCGTAGCCAGCGCTGACACCGAGACGTTCGCATGCTTCATGGCCTCGTTCAGGCGCGTCGTGTAATCAACCATGGTTAAATGATAGGGTAAATTAATTGACTCATGGTTGCTGTCGATTTGCAACTATGCTCCAATCGCGTGATGGAAAAGCATCGTGCGATTGAACTTCTGGGTGGATCTATCGCGTCCGCTGCGGAGGCCGTGGGTATCTCGTACTCGGCCGTATACAAGTGGCCAAGCATTCTGCCCCGCCGAATAGTGGACCGGGTAGAGGCCGCTGCCGCTCGGATCCGGGGTTTTGGGCAAACAAAGTGCACGCCAGAGAAACAGGATCTGACATGTGCTCCCAAGTAATAGACGCCTTGCAGACGGCACGAATGGCACTCGTCGTGAACCACAACGTTCTTGCGACTGATCGTCCGGACCTGCCACGGTCGCCTGAGACAGGATGGAGAACAAATTTCTTACGTGAGATTTCCGCTATCGACGAGGCCATCGAGGGCCTGATCGGGGATCTCCATACACCTCGCGAAGGTGATCGTTGTAGTAGGTGCCGGCAGAACGAGCAGAGCAGAGCCCTTGCCAAAGATGCAGGGGCACATTCGGGTAGTCGTAACCCTGATGAGGTTCGCTCGTGAACCAAAGCCGAAGCATTCGCGTAGCTGGCTCGTATGTTCCCTCGACCAAGGCAGTCGAGTTGAAGCGCTTGGATTCCATGCCGTCCCTCCATCGCGTGGATCTTTGTGGGGAAGCCCGACTCTACCTTGCAAGAAATAGACGGACGCAACGTCATTGCACGCGTCTACCTAGAAACGTGGGGCCTTTCCTCACGATATCGATTTGTTGGGCCGCGAACCGTACTTCTACATCGCCATCGAGCCAGCGAATCACTAATTTGCTCGTGCGCAGTATCACTCGCGCAGTAGGGCGTCCGTTCGGATCGGCGTTGGTACTCAGTGCAGTCCGTGTGCTGTCATGGATGAGGTATGGATCGTGGGCTGCAACTGGCATGGCATGGCGTGTGTTCATGGCTACGCAGTCTGGGCACACGTACCCGGAAGCGCCAGCAAGATGGATCGCACGCTCTTGCAGCGGCTGCAACCCGGTGCATGGCGTTGCAACCAAGCGCACACCGGTGCAAGGAGTTGGAACGTGATCGTCGAGCCACCCGAAGACCGGGCTCGCAAGATCGTCTCAAGCGTCCTCAAGGCGACTCAGCGTGATGCGTCTCAGACGGCCATAGCTGCCGCCATGGGTGTGAGCGAGTCCACCGTATCCCGGCTGCTCAGCGACCACCTCGACAAGCTTGCACTGGTGATGGCACACGCTGGCCTGCGCGTCGTCGGCCAAGACATGCGGTGCTTCCCGCCCGACTACGTAGACGCACTGCTTCTGATGGCCAAGCAACACCTGAGTGCCGTTCAGAGCGTTCGCACGCTGGAGTGGGATTGATGCGCCGCGCCATCTTGTGGCTTGCCCACTTCATCTACTGGCTGCGGGTGCACCGCGGCAACGTCAGCAACGCCCGCTGGGCGACCGATCACGAAATGGGAGCCTGGCGATGACCAGCGATGCACGAATCTCAACGGGCCTTCCTGCCCATCCCAAGACCAAGAAGCTGGTCCGGCGTGCGGGCGTCGCTGGTGCATGGCACCTCGTGTGCCTGTTCCTGTGGGCTGCTGATAACCGTAGCGACGGCGAACTGACCGGCATGAGCGATGAAGACATTGAGCTCGCTGTGGACTGGCCTGGAGAAGAGGGCGCCTTCGTGCGTGAACTCGTGGCAGTCGGCTTTCTGGATGGCCAGGAAGGCGAACGGTCCATCCACGATTGGGAAGAACACAACCCCTGGGCGGCGGGCAGCGATGCGCGTTCAGAGAAGTCTCGCTTTGCTGCGCTATGCAAGCAACACGGACGCGCGGAGGCTGCCCGGAAGATGCCCGAGTACGCGGCGCGCTTGCTTGCTGCAGTGCCAAATAGTGCCAGTGGCACTGCCACGGGCACTTCAGTCGCACTGCCCAAATCTGCCAATGGTGTTCCACCCGATGAATCTGGCAGTGCCCCGTCTCCGTCTCCGTCTCCGTCTCCGTCTCCGTCTCCGTCTCCGTCTCCGTTACCAAATACAGAACCCCCCCATACCCCCCAAGGGGGGAAGCGGGCTCGCAAGCCGAAGGCGGATCTCGCAGTCGTGATGCCGGGCTTCGAGGTGTTCTACGCTGCTTATCCCCGCAAGGTCGGCAAGGTTGCCGCGCAGAAGGTCTGGCTGAAGCTATCGCCCGACGAGGCGCTGCAGGCCACGATCCTGGGCGCGTTGGCGGCGCAGAGGCCACGCCTCGATTTCAGCGACGACAAGAAGCACATCCCGCACGCTTCGACGTGGCTCAACGGTGAGCGTTGGAACGATGAAATCCCGGGCGGGCGCGAGGCTGCACCGGTGGCTGCCGATGGCCGCGTTTGGTGGCAGGTGGCCGGGTTCGATTCTGTCGAACACGCGATGAATTTCCGCTGCAACATCGTCAACTTCAACGAGTTCCGCGACGGCAAGCGCACCACGCAGGAGGTGGCCGCATGACGCCGCAGCAACAGGCCCGGCAACTGGCGGACGCCGGCCGGTGCGAGCGCGAGGCGGCTGAGTTGCAGCGGCGCGCTGATCGCGAAAAGCTCACAGGAAAGCCATGGTGGGACATGCCGTGTCGGCGCGGCGAGTGTCCCGGCAGTCCTGGGCTCCCGTCCTCAATGACCGGATGCTGCGGCTGCCATCCTTACGCGCAGGCGCCAGAGGACGACGCATGAACGCCGCCGAGATCAGCCAGCGCCTGGCCAGCCAGGCCGAAGACATCGCGAAGGTGCTGCTGCGCGGCGGCAAGCGCAAGGGGCGCGAGTGGAAGGCCGGCAACACGTCGGGCGAGGCTGGCGATAGCCTGTCCGTGTGCGTGGTGGGCCACAAGGCCGGGATGTGGAAGGACTTCGCCAGCGGTGAGGGTGGCGACCTTATCGACCTGTGGATGGCCTGCCGCGGGCAGTCGATGGCCGAGGCGATGAAGGACATCAAGGCGCATCTGGGCATCCGCGACGAGGTTCTGAAACCACCCGAGAAGAAGTACCGCCGGCCGGAGAAGCCGGTCTGCCAGAAGCCGAAGCAGCGCGTGCACGAGTGGCTGACCGGCCGCGGGCTGCTGCCCGAGACGCTGGTGGCGTTCAAGATCGGCGAGCAGCTGCGTGGCGGTGCCGCCTACGCGGTCTTTCCTTTCATCGACGAATCCGGCGAGCTTGTGAACGTCAAGTACCGCAACGCGGACGAAAAAAAGGACATGCGCCAGGAGCCTGGCGCGGCTGCATGCCTGTTCGGCTGGCACCTGATCGACCCGAAGGCGCGCACGGTCACGATCACCGAAGGCGAGGTCGATGCCATGACGCTGCATCAGATGCGCGTGCCGGCGATGTCGGTGAATCAGGGCGCGGGCAATCATCAATGGATCGAGCACGACTGGGAAAAACTCGAGCGTTTCAGCGACATCCTGATCTGCTTCGACAACGACGAGGCGGGCGACAAGGGGGCGGCCGAGGTCATCAACCGCCTGGGCGTGGAGCGTTGCCGCCGCGTGCGGCTGGGCGCCAAGGATGCCAACCAGTGGCTGCAGGATGGCGCGGAAGCGGTGGACTTCCAACAGGCGATGGATGACGCACGGCCGCTCGATCCGGCCGAGTTGCGCAGCGCTGACGATTACACCGGGCAGGTGGAAAAGCTGTTCTATCCGCCCGAGGGTTCGCCCATCGACCCGCCGTTGTATCTCGATCAAGAGTTCGACTGGTTTCGATTTCGCGGGGGTGAATACACCTGCTGGACCGGCATCAACGGCCACGGCAAGAGCCTGATGCTCGACCAGATCCTGCTGGGCCTGATGCTGTACGGCGAGCGCGTGGTGGTCTTCTCGGGTGAGTTGCGCCCGTCCCGGCACCTGAAGCGTATCCACAAGCAGGCGACAGGGACCGGCATGCCGTCGCGCGAGTACATCCGTGCCGTCGGCGGCTGGCTGCGCGAGCGGCTGTGGATCTTCGACGTGTTGGGCATCGCGAAGCTCGACCGGTTGCTCGAAGTCTTCGCCTATGCCGCGCGCCGGTATGGCATCAGGCACTTCGTCATTGACAGCCTGATGATGATCGACGTTCCCCAGGACGGGCCCGGCGCCATCACCAAGCAGAACGAAGCGATGCAGAAGATCGTCGCGTTCAACAAGCAGCACAACGTACATGTCCACCTGGTCGCGCACCCGCGCAAGCTCAAGGACGAAGCCGAGGCCCCCAGCAAGATGGAGGTTGCTGGTGCCGGGGGCATCGTCAACGGCGCCGACAACGTGTTTTCGATCTGGCGTGCCCAGAAAGACGAGGCACCTGCGAACCCCCACGACGCCGACGCGATGGCGCGGTGGCAGGAAGAGCAGGACGGCATCGACGCCAAGCTGATCCTGCGCAAGCAGCGCGAGGATGGAGTTCAGGACTACACGCTGCGCCTGTGGTTCGACAAGCCTTCCATGCAGTACCGCTCCCAACCGAAGCGCTACCCGCTGCGCTTCGTCGAGTTTTCCACCCAAGACCGAGAGGCTGCCCAATGAGCATGCGCGAATTCGAACAGTACTTGAAGGCTTCCGACTTTTTCCACGATGCCATGAATACTCACCGCACTGCGACGGCCGAGGTGATCGCGAGTTTCGCGCTGCTGCTGAAGCAGGACGGGAAGGTCACTGACGCGCAACTAGACCGGTTACTCCGCCGCCTCGCCGATGCGACAGGGCGTCCCTCAGTGGATGGCAGTCGCCGCATCCTGGCTGCCCGCATCGAAGACACCGTTAAGGGCCGCGCATGAATGTCATCGAGCGCTACGCCAGCGCGGTTCGGTCAACGAACCTGGAGATCAACGAGCGCACGACCCGCTCGGACTCGGACGTGCTTGGAGCGATGGGACTAGCTTCGCGGCAATTCCCGCTTGCCGTGGCGCTGCAGCGGCTCTTCCTGGGCGACAGCATCGCTGCGCGTGAACTGGTTGAGATCCTGGCCGATGACGCCTGGCGGCAGGCGAGGGCGATGAAGGTAAGGCTCAACCGCGTGCAGGCCTACGACCTTGCTCACGGCTGCGTCGCTTGGCACCGAAACCCGACCTGCGACAACTGCGGCGGTCACGGGGCTACGGTGATCCCGGGTAGCAAGACACTGGGCGTGAAGTGCAAGCCCTGCAAGGGCACCGGTCGCACTTCGCTGAGCGCGCTGTTCAAGGAGCACGCCGAGATCGCCGACTGGCTCGTCGCCCACATGGAGAAGCACCAGGCGATGGCCGGCCCCGAGGCGATGAAGCAGATCGCTGGTTATCTCGATCTGAAAATCGCTGTCGTAGAGGCTGGAAAGTAAAAAGTCTTTACGAGGTCGGGGCTTCAGGCTTAAAATCGCGTCGCCTGTACAAATCCCGGGTGAGCCGGGAACAATAAGAGCAGCTCAACCCTTGATGGCGGAGCTATCTCTAAAGAATCCCCAACCCGCCCTGCGCAAGCCCGGCGGGTTTTTTGCGTACCTTTTCTACTTCCATTTGCCCGCGATCAAATCTCGAATCTCCTGAGAGAAGCCTGACAGCATTTGGTCAGACACCGCGATGGGTGGCGCATCATCGACGTGGGCCGCTATTCGTAGAAGTTCAGCCTTCGCGTCTGGAAGATGTTTGAGGATAGAAGCTACAGCCACTGTCAATGCGAAGAGGCGCATGTTCGTGTCTGTAGGCTGTTGATCGCTATCCATTTCGGATCCCCTATTGTTTGTTTTTCCGTGAGGGGACTTATCTAGACATTCGGGGGTTCCACAGCTTCATGACTGTCGTCAGGTTTTCCGTTGCGTTCGCCAGGTTTTGGAGTGCATGAAGAACTTCCGGGTCCGTTTGCTTTGCCTGGTATAGCGTCGAAATTAACTCCTGGACCTTCTTGACGTGCTCACTTGCCAATTCGAGATAGTGATTCTTGGCTTGTTCTTCGGACATAGGCTTCCTTGTCGGGGTGAGAAAGCTGCATCATAGAAGCGTCTGATTTTTTGTTGCTACTTGCCGAGGCGACTCTTCATTCCCGGGGTTTCCCCTAGTTGGGTTCACCAGCACGGTCCTCAGTTGTTGCATGCCAATGTTGGCGTGCAGGAGGATCGGATGGCTACTTTTAACGTGGGAGATCGGGTGATGCTGAAAAGCGGAAGCCCTGTGATGACTGTCAGCAGCGAGTTGGGGCATGATGGCAAGGTCCAGTGCAACTATTTCAATGGGGCTGAGCTTAAGATAGTTCGCCTCGATCCTAAAACGCTAGAGGCGTATAAAAACGAGTAGTTCTTAACTTGTTCTGCACGAGCCGCCCATTGAGGCGGCTTTTTTAATGGTGAAGAAAGATCAGGGGCTGGAGATTGCGCTCCAGCCCCTTCACTTACAGCAGGATCATGAGAATCGTCAGGATCGTCGCCGCCGAAACGGACAGACTTACCTTCAGCTTCCCAAACTGCAAACTAACTTTGATCACGGCTTGCGCCTCCAATCAGAGCCAGCTGGCCAGCCAACAGTTACGAGGGCTTGATTTATCGTGCCGTGCCAGACACTAGCCCTTTCACTGCGCGCGCAGCTTCTGGAGCGATCCGGCTTGGTCCGCTTCGATTGGTCGTCAGAACGCCATGCTATTTGCTAACGCTGGGTGGGCCACTCGCCCTGTCAGCGTTCCTGGAGCTACCAGTCCGCCCTTCTGACTTCTCTGCTTTCCGTACCTTCAGCCGCCTCTCAAAGCGGCATTCGGATGCTGAGATACACCCTGAGGGCGGTCTAGTTGCCCAGGTTATCGCCCCTGTTCGGAAGGTAATGGCGACGGCAAATGCTGTCAATCGAGTAGACCTCTAGTCGATTGACGCTCTGCCGCCGTGCATCTTCTTGCGCGCCAAGAGGCGAGAGAATGAGGCATGAAAACTGCCGAACTCGATGGCGCACTGCTTGACTACTGGGCTATGCGTGCCTTGGGTTGCGAGCGTGCTGGTGATCTCCCGCTTGGAGCTACAGGCTGCTTTGCAGATGGCAAGCCATTGCCGTGGAATCCATCCGAGAACTGGGCCCAGGCGGGCCCGATCATCGAACGCGAGAAGATCATGGTGGCGTGGAATGGTGGTCACTGGATCGCCGGCGTCACAGCGCACGTGGAGCGGGCTGACGGCCGAGTGTGGAAAGCGGAGACGGCGCTCTCGGCTGCCATGCGTGCCTACGTAGCTTCGAAGTTCGGTGATGAGGTGTCGGACGAACCGAACGCCTAGTTGTTTCCGATGCGGAGTTCCTTCGCCGGCCGTCAAGCCCGCCCTTCGCAAGACCGGCGGGCTTCTTGTTTCTGAAGCGGACTCTCAGCGCTTCTCAGTTGAATTCCTACGAAGCGCGTCTGGTCTCAACTCTTTTTTGCGAGTCCTTCGACGACGTTCGTCAGATTCTCGATGGCGCCGTGTACGTGTCGCATCAGCTCACGCAGTTCTCCGGCGGTGATCTGACCAGTGTTATTCAGTCGCTCGCTCATCAAGTGGGCCCCATGGTTTAGTGAGTCCAAGTGGCCGCGCACGGTTTCCAAACTTGTCATTAGGTGGTCTCCAGTGGGTTGAATGCCCACTGTAAGACATGCGCCCTGCGTACAGCTTCGGACAAGCCACGAGGCACCCGAAAGGAATCACGATGAAGATTCGCAAAACTTGCGGGCACGGCCAGATGCTGCCCAGCGGCTACGGCATTGCCTGGGTGGACTTCGGCCGGGACACGGCAGTCTGCTACCCGGTGCCGTTCAACCTGGTGGCCGCCTTCCTGCGTGGCGCCTGGTGCTTCATGCGCGTGGGCTTTCGCCCGGTGCGGGGCAACCCGCGCGACGCCTTCCTGCAAGGCTACTGGCAGGGCCGCGCCGACCGTGATCAGCCGCCCGAGTGGCGCCGGGGGGGCTTCTGATGGCCCGGCCGAGCAAGTTCAAAGACGAGTTCATCCTGCAGGCGAAGAAGCTCTGCAAGCTGGGTGCCACCGACATCGAGGTGGCCGACTTCTTCGCCATCGACGTGCGCACGCTGTACCGCTGGAAGGGCGAGCAGCCGAAGTTTTGTCAGGCCCTAAAAGCCGGGAAGAACGAGGCTGATGATCGTGTCGAACGCAGCCTGTTCGCGCGGGCCACCGGCTACGAGCACGACGAGACGGACATTCGGGTCGTCAACAACAAAATCGTCAAGACCCGCATCCGGAAGATCTATCCGCCGGACACCACGGCCGCGATCTTCTGGGTGAAGAACCGCCGGCCCGACGAGTGGCGCGAGGCTAAGTCGGTGGAACTGACCGGCAAGAATGGCGGCCCGGTGCAGTATTCGAAGGTCGAGCGCACCATTGTTGATCCGGCCCCGCCGAAGCCGTGAAGACTTTGAACCTGCAGACGGCGCGAGTGTTCGTGCCGCTGCTGGAGCCTGCGCGCTACAAAGGCGCATGGGGCGGCCGTGGCTCGGGAAAGTCGCACTTCTTCGGCGAAAAGCTGATAGAGGACTGCATGGCCGAGCCAGGCGAGTCCGCCGGCGAGGGAATGCGCGCGGTGTGCATCCGCGAGGTGCAGAAAGACCTGGCGCAGTCGTCCAAGGCGCTGATCGAGGCGAAGCTACGCGCGAACCGCATCACCGAAGCTGACGGCTTCAAGGTGTTCCGCGACTGCATCCAGTTGCCCGGCGACGGGCTGATGATCTTCAAAGGGATGCAGGACTACACGGCCGAGAGCGTGAAGTCGCTGGAGAACTTCAAACGGGCATGGTGGGAGGAAGCGCAGACCGCCACGCAGAACTCTCTGGATCTGTTGCGGCCAACGATTCGCGCGCCTGGGTCCGAACTGTGGTTCAGCTGGAATGCACGCAGGCGCACGGATGCGGTGGACATGATGCTGCGCGGGCTTGAGCTGCCGACTGGTGCCCAGGTGGTGAAGGCGAACTGGCGCGATAACCCGTGGTTCACGGCGGAGCTTGAGCAGGAGCGCTTGGATTGCCTGCGCATGCAGCCGGACCAGTACGACCATATCTGGGAGGGCGGCTACGTCACGGTGATGTCGGGCGCGTATTACGCCGCCGTCATCAACGAGGCAAGGCTGCAGCAGCGATTCGGCCGCGTGGCCGCTGACCCGCTGATGACCCTGCGCGTCTTTTGCGACATCGGCGGCACTGGCGCCAAGGCCGACGCCTTCACGATGTGGGTGGCGCAGTTCATTGGCAAAGAAATTCGCGTCCTCGACTACTACGAAGCGGTGGGCCAGCCGCTCGCCGTGCATCTGGCCTGGCTGCGCTCGCGCGGCTACACGCCGGAGAAGGCGCAGATCTGGCTGCCGCACGACGGCTCGACGCAGGACAAGGTGCATGACGTTTCCTACGAAAGTGCCATGCAGGCCGCGGGCTACTCGGTCACCGTGATCCCGAACCAAGGCAAGGGCGCAGCTGCTGCGCGCATCGAGGCAGGCCGGCGCCTGTTCCCGTCGATGTGGTTCAACGAGGCCAGCACCGAAGCCGGCGTGGCCGCACTCGGTTGGTATCACGAGAAGCGCGACGAGAAGCGAAACATCGGCCTCGGCCCCGAACACGACTGGGCCAGCCACGGCGCCGACGCCTTCGGCCTGATGTGCGTGGCCTACGAAGAGCCTGTGGTGATGAAGCCTCTCAAGTATCCGAAGCAAAACAACGCATGAAGGAAACGACATGAACAACATTGCACCAGCACGGCGTTTCAGTCGCGCGCAGGAGGCCTGACCGTGGCCGCCGCAAAGAGCAAGACCCTGCACTACCCCAAGGGGTGGCGTGCGGGCCCGCAAAAGCTCGCGCCGAAGGTCTTCATTCCCGAGAAGTCGGGCACCTACGTGAAGAAGCGCCAGCTTCCCCCTCCCTGATATGACCACTGCATCCAAGCCCATGACGGAAGCCGACCTGAAGGCGCTTGTCGATACCGAGCTCGCCCAGGCGCTCGGCCTCGACAGTACCAAGCTGGCCGAGCAGCGCCGCAAGGCCGTGGCCTACTACTACGCCGAGCCCGAAGGCGACCTCGCGCCGCCGGAGATCGTGGGCCGCTCGAAGGTCGTTTCGCCGGACGTGCGCAACACCATCGAGTCGATGCTGCCGCAGCTGGTGGTTAAGTTCGTGGGCGGCGACAAGGTGGTGCAGTTCGAGCCCACGAAGCCGGGCGACGAATCGAAAGCCGACTCGGCGACCAAGTACCTGAATCACCTGTTCTTCAAGAAGAACAACGGGCACACCATCACGGTGTCATGGGCGAAAGACGGCCTGTTGTCCAAGCGCGGCGTGTTGAAGTGCTGGTGGGACATGCGCCACGAAGAGAAGCGCGAAGAGTACGTGGGCATGACGAAGATCGAGCTGGCAAAGCTGCTGGACGATCCCGAGGTCGAAATCATCGACCACAAGGCGTATCCCGACGAAGACGACGCAAAGAAGCGCGCGGAAGCGGTGGCCGCGTTGCAGCAGCAACTTCAGCAGGCGATGCAGGCCGCGCAGCAGCCGCCAGCCGGCCCGCCACAGGGCCAAGGTGCTCCGGGCGCTCCTGGTGGGCCTGGCCAGCAGCAGCCACCCGCAGAGCCGATGGGCGCCGCGCAGCCGGGCCAGCCGCCACGCCCGCCACAGCAAGGCCCGGCCGGCGCTGTTGCCGCGATTCAGGCCCAGATCCTGATGATCGAGCAGCAGCCGCAGGCAATGCTCTACGACGTGGGCTGCAAGATCACCCGCAAGGGCGGCAAGCTGACCATCGAGGGCGTGCCGTCCGAAGAATTCATCATCTCGCGCGGCGCCAAGAGCATCGCGGAAGCCCGTCTTGTCGGCCACCGCGTCAAGCGCACGCTGTCCGAGCTCAAGTCCATGGGCTACAAGAACATCGACGACCTGGTGGCCGATGACTCCGAGGGCGACAGCAATGCGGAGCGCCTGGAGCGCGATCACTTCGACGATACGGGCTCGAACTACGAGGCGAGCAACACCACCGACCGTTCACAGTTCACCGTGTGGGTGAAAGAGTGTTACCTGCGCGTCGATTACGACGGCGACGGCATCGCCGAGCTGCGCAAGATCGTGCGATGCGGCGACCGGATTCTCGACAACGAAATCGTCGATGAAGCGCCGTTCGTCAGCTGGTGCCCGGTGCCGATGCCGCATAAGTTCTGGGGCCTGTCCGTCGCCGATCTGGCGATGCCTGGTCAGAAGACGAAGACCAGCATCGTGCGCGGCCAGCTGGACAACATGTATTTGCAGGTCAACGGCCGATACTTCGGCGTGAAGGGCAAAGTCGATTTCGATAGCCTGCTCGACAGCCGGCCCGGCGGCGTGGTGCTGATGGATGCACCCGGCATGGCCGGCCGCTTGGATCAAGGCGCGGGCGACCTGGGCGCCGCAGCGCAGCTGATGGAGCAGGAGGAACAGGCGCTCGAAAACTCGACCGGCTGGACCCGCTACAGCCAGGGCAACGATGCCAAGGGCCTGAACGACACGCTCGGCGGCGTGCAGATCATCACGAACAAGGCCGACATGCGCACGGACCTGATGGCGCGCAACCTGGCCGAAGGATTCGTAGACCTGTTCAAGATGATGCTGAAGCTGGTCTGCCAGAACCAGAAGAAAGCCGAGTTGGTGCAGATCGCCGGCGAGTGGGTCGAAATGGACCCGCGCGAGTGGAAAAACCAGTTCGACACCGACATCAACGTCGGGCTGGGCGTGGGCAATAAAGACCAGCAGGTCGGGCACCTGATGGGGCTGCGGCAACTGCAGGTGAGCGGGCTGCAGTGGGGCACCGCGACCCCGAAGAAGATCTACGAGCTCGATACCGAAATCGCGAAGACGATGGGCTTCAAGTCGGGTGATCGCTTCTTCAACGACCCCGAGAAGAACCCGCCGCCGCAGCAAGGTCCGAACCCTGGCCAGCTTCAGATGCAGATGCAGCAGGCGCAGTTTCAGCACGAGGCCGCGCTCGAAAAGATGCGGCTGCAGTTCAAGGCGCAGAGCGAAGCACAGGGCCGCGAGCAACAGGCCCAGCTGGAGGCGATGCGCGCGCAGATGCAGCGCGAGACGGACGCAAACCGGCAGGAGCTGGAAGCCCGGCAACACGCCATGAAGCTGGAGCAAGAGGCCCAGGTGCATTCGCTGCGGATGCAGTACGAGGACATCGCCAAGCAACGCGACGACGCGTTCCAGCGCTGGAAGACCGAACTGGAGCAAGCCGTGAAGGTGCAAACCGCCAACATTTCCAGCAAGGCGAAGCTGGACGACCCCGCCACACAGGCAGCAACCGGTGAGATCGCCCGCGAGGTGCAGCCATGATTCAACGAGTCCGCACTGCGCTGGCCGCCGTCCGCGCCTTCTTCACGCCCGCATGGGAGGTGCGCGAGGAAGTCGTGGGCGGTGACACCTGTTTCTGCATCTACCGCCGCTGCATGGGCGCCGTAGCGTTCTTCGAGCGCTGGGGCTCGCTGGGCACCGCAGCGGGCCGCCTAGTCGAGTTGCAGGGCAAGACGCCGAGCGGCGTTCCCGTCGCTGCCGACCGCATCGCGCAGGCCCTGGCATCTGGTGCGGCCGATGAATCGGCGACCACACCCGCCGCGCGTGCGTACCGCGGCAACCGTGCCCGCGAAGTTCTCGAGAACGAGGCCTTTGCATGGGCGTTCCATTCCCTCAAGACGGAGATCATCGAATCATGGCAAAGAGCACCCGAACAGGACCCGCAGGGGCGGGAAAAGTTGTGGCTGTCGCTGAAGTTGCTGCAGAAGGTCCACGCGAACCTGCAGTCTCGGCTGGAGACGGGCAAGATGGCTCGGCTGGAGCTGGAGCATCAGGCGGAACTGGAGAAGCAGGCGAAGGTGTGGCTGGAGTGAATCCGGTGTTCGACATGGGCAGTCCGCCCGATGCGCATCTGCTGGACACCAGCACGACCCCGGCTCCCGATGTCTCGAATGACGGCGGCGGCTGGCCGAAGGTCGAAGCCGAAATCATGCAGCGCAACGCACCCACGCACCAGATTGCCACCGTGTGGCACCCGGGTGCGCGCGGCGACGTGGTGACGACGGAGCATGGCAATGTGCGCGTGCTGATCGGCGACACAGCCGAGTACCAATTGAGCACGGGCGAGAAGATCGCGCTCTAAAATTCAGGCGGGAGGCGGCTCGCCCGAGGGACTTTCCCTTTTACCGCCAGCATCCGTCGCGAGACGCTGCGCCGCATAGTCGGCATTGGAGAAATCATGGACGGTTTGGACACCCCCACTGCGGGACCCAGCGACACAGCCCTGAGCGTCAGTCAGGGCGCAGAAGCGTTTTCCTCGCTTCTGGACGATGACCAGCCGGCGGGCGCCGGTGATGGCGTCGATACCCCAAAGGAACCTGCAGCCTCGACCACTGCTGACACTGCCGATACGTCGGTAGCCGATGCGGGCGGTGATGGCGGCGACGCCGAGCAGGGCAACCACGCGCAACCTGAAATGTTCACCGTCAAGATCGACGGCAAGGAAATTCAGGTTCCACGCGAGGAAGTCATTGCGGGCTACCAGCGCCAGCAGGACGCGACGAAGAAGACGATGGCCGCCGCCGAAACGCGGAAGGTGGCCGAGTCGGAAATCGCGCAGGCGCGTGCAGATCGTGAGCAGTACGCGCAGAAGCTCAACCGGTTCCAGGTTCAACTGGAGACGGCGCTGCAACAGCAGCAGGAAATCGACTGGCCGGCCCTGATCGAAAGCGACCCGCAGGAAGCATTGCGGCAGCAGCACCTCTTAGGACAGAGGCAAGCAGCGCTGCAGCAAACGCTCCAGCAGCAGCAACAGATCCAGCACCAGGCCGCAGCCGAACAGCACGAGCAGTTCGTCGAACACCTCAAGAGTCAGCGAGATCAAATCGTCGCCAAGATTCCGGAGTGGAAAGACGAGAGCAAGCGCACGGCTGAAACGGCGGCAATTCGTGACTACCTCGTGAAGAACGGGTACACGGCCGCCGAGATCGAAAACGTGGCGGACCACCGCGCCATCATGAACGTTCGCAAGGCGATGCTTTACGACCAGATCATGGGCAAGGCGGATGCCGCGGCCAAGCTGGTGACCAACACCCCTACCAAGGTGATGCGTTCCGGCAGTGGCGACACGGGATCGACTGACAAGCGCACGGCGGCATACCAGAACCTGGCCAGGACCGGCTCGGTGAAGGCTGGCGCCGCAGTTCTCGAATCTCTTCTTTAAGGAGGCGGCAAAAATGGCTGCACCAACCAATACCTACACGTCCACCGCTGCGGTGGGCAATCGCGAAGATCTGGCGGATGTGATCTACCGAATCTCGCCCACCGAAACCCCGCTGCTCAGCCTGGCCGAGCGCGTTACGGCCGAGGCCACGCTGCACGAGTGGCAGACCCAGGCCCTGGCCGCGCCGGCGGACAACGCTCAAGCCGAAGGCGACGACGCCACGGCCGACCCGGTGATTCCCACCGTGCGCCTGGGCAACCGCACGCAGATCGCGCGCAAGACCGCGCGCGTCTCCGGCACGCAGCAGGAGGTGAACACCGCCGGCCGCAAGAAGGAGCTGGCCTATCAGGTCTCGCTGAAGTCGCTGGAAATGAAGCGCGACATGGAACTCGGCCTGACGCAGAACAACGTCGCGAGCACGAGCCCGCGACGCAGCCGTGGCATGGTGGGTTGGATGGACGCGGCCAACGTCGATGCCGGCGCCGGCTACGTGGCCCCGAACTACATCACCAACGTGGCGCAGACCGATGGCACGGCCCGCGCGTTCACCGAAGCGATGCTGAAGAACGTGGCGCAGAAGATCTACACGTCTGGCGGCAACCCGAACACCCTGATGCTCGGCCCGACGCAGAAGCAGACCTTCTCCACGTTCCTGGGCAACAGCACCCGGTTCGACGAGGGCGAAGACAAGAAGGTCGTGGCGGCCACCGACATCTACGTGACCGACTTTGGCGCGTTGAAGGCCATCCCGAACCGCATCCAGCGCCCCCGCGATGCCTTCGTGATCGAGAACGACAAGGTGGCCGTGGCGTACCTGCGCCCGATGCAGAAGACGCCGCTGGCAAAAACCGGCGACTCGGAAGCCGTGATGATCCTGGCCGAGTACGCCCTGGAGAATCGCGCTCCCCTGGCACACGGCGGCATTCTCGACCTGCTCTGATCCAGCTGCAGGGTAGGTAGTCGAAAGGGCCCGAGGTTCACGCTTCGGGCCCTTTCCCGTTTTTCTCCCAACGTCGCGAGACGCCGGAGGTTTTTATGCAAACCATCGACACGCAGATCGTCTTTCGCGACGACGAAGCATTCATCAAGCGCACGCAGGACTGCACGCCTGTTGCCGAGCGCGCGAAGGAAATGCACCGCGCCGGTATGCACGGTTCGAGCGAAGTGAAGCTTGCAGCTTCGATCCCGAACATCCTGATCGAGAAGTACTGCCTCGAAAACAACATCACCTATCGTGAGTGGTGCGTGGATGAAGGCCATATCCGCCGCATGTTGGCCGATCCGGCGCTTGCGCACTTCCGCATCTGGCCTGGGCAGATCTGACCATGGCCATCACCAGCTTCACCGGCCTGAAAAGCGCCGTCGCCAACTGGATGAACCGGGGCGACCTCGATGCCGTCATTCCCGATTTCATCGCGCTGGCCGAATCGCGCATCGCCACGGATTTGCGCGTGCGCCGCCTGCTGACGACCGTGACGCTGAACACCGCCGCCAATGGCACGTTGCCGCTGCCCACGGGCTGGCTCGCGTTCGAGTCGCTGCGCCTGAATGGCCGTCCGGTCGATTTCATGACCTCCGAGCAGCTGGCGGCGCAGTTCACAGACGGGGCGGGCCGGCCGTCGTACTACACCGTCGAAGCCGATCAACTCGTCTTCGGGCCCGCGCCGGATGGCGTGTATCCGGTCGTTGCCCGCTACTACAAGCAACTCGAACCGCTGGCCACCACGAACGAGAACTGGCTTCTCACCAGCAAGCCGAACGTGTACCTCTACGCCGCGCTCGCGGAAGGTGCCCTGTACGTCAAGAAGCCCGACGAAGCGGCCTCCTGGGCCGGCCTGTACGGCGGTGTTGTCGAAGCGATGCATACCGACGACGAGACGGCGAAGCACAGCGGCTCCACGTTGACGGTGCGCCACCGATGAATCCGATCCTTGGCTTCGCGCCTGATGCAGATCCGACCACGGCGGGGGTGCTGACCGACTGCAGCAATGTGATTCCCTTCGAAGCGGGGTTCATGGCCGCGCCGTCGCCGGTTGCGGTGGCAGTGGCCGCCCTGGCCGGGCCCTGCCGCGGCTCTGCGGTGGTTGAGCGGCTCGATGGCACGCGCCGCATCATTGCCGGCACGCAGGGCAAGCTGTACGAGCTCGCGGGCAGCAGCTGGACCGACCGCAGCAAGGCGGGCAGCTACACCGGCTCGACGGAATCGCGCTGGAGCTTCTGCCAGTTCGGCGATACCACCATCGCGTCGAACCTGGCGGACCCGATGCAGCTTTCGACGACGGGCGTGTTTTCGGACGTGCCCACGGCGCCGCGCGCGAAGATCGTGATCAGCGCGTCCAACAATTTCGTTCTCGCGTTTCACACCAGTGACCCGACGTTCGGCGTTGCGCCGGATCGCTGGTGGAACTGCGCGCAGAGCAATCAGAACGACTGGGTGCCCAGCGTGGCCACCGGCGCGACCACAGGCCGCCTGGTGGCGAGTGAGGGTGCCATTCAGGCGGGGCTGGCCCTGGGTGACTACGTGGTGGCCTACAAGTCGCGCGGCGTCTTCCTGGGCTCGTTCGTCGGCGCCTCGAATGGGTCGTGGCAGTGGACTCACATTCTCGGCAGTGAGTGCGGCGCGGTCGGCCCTGAGGCTGTCTGCGATGTCGGCGGCCTTCACTTCATCGTGGGCGAAGACAACTTCTGGATGTTCGATGGCACGCGACCGGTGCCGCTGGCCGATGGGGTGAATCGGGATTGGTTCCGGCGCAATTCGAGCCAGACCTTTCGCTACCGCACGCGCTGCACGTTCGACCGGCAGCGAAACATCGTGTGGATCGCGTACCCGTCTGTGACTTCGACCGGCGCCTGTGATCGCACCTTGGCCTACCACCTCGGAACGAAGAAATGGGGCAAGGCCGACCGGGTGCTGCAGGCGGCGCTGAACTTCATTGCGCCCGGGGTCACGATTGACGGGCTCGACGCCTATGCGCCGACCATCGACACGCTCCCGGCCATCCCGTTCGACTCGCAGTATTGGCTCGCTGGCGGCCGGCTCTACGCCTACTTCGATGCCTCGAATCAGCTGGTGTCCAACACCGGCGTAGCGGGCGCCTCCAGCTTCACGACGGGCGACTTCGGGGACGACGACATGGTGACCATGATCGACCGCTTCCGCACGCGCTTCACGAAGTCGCCCGCGACCGCGATGGCCACCGGGCTGATCAAGATGAACGAGGGGGATGACCTGGTGCCGGGGTCCACCAGCCGGCTGAACGATGGCAAGTTTGACCTTCGCCAGTCGGCCCGATTCCACCGCGTGCGGGTCGATATGACCGGCGACGCGCAGATGACAGCCTACGACGCGAAGGCTATCCCGGTGGGCCAGCGATGACGATGAAGCTCGACAAAGAGCCACGCCTGGCCGGGGTCAGCGCTTCGGTCCTCGACTGGGCGCGCAAGGTCGCGATGATCGTGAATGGCCTCGTCGATGCGCTGGCCACCGTGGCGGGGTACTTCGTCAATGGCGTTTTGCCTCTCGCCAATGGGGGCACCGGCAGCAGCACCGCAGCGGGCGCACGCGGCGCGCTCGCGCTGGGCATGCTGGATTTTCGGAATCTGCTGATCAACGGCCGGTTCGCGGTCAACCAGTTGGCGCTGTCCGGCACGGTGGTGCTCGCCGCCGGCGCGTATGGGCATGACGGCTGGAAGGCGGGCCCGGCGGGTTGCTCCTACAGCTTTGCCAAGGTGGGCAACCTCACCACGATCACGATCATCTCCGGCACGCTGCGGCAGGTGGTGCACGGGATCAAGCTCGACGGCGGCGACTACGTGCTCAGCTGGACCGGCACCGCGCAGGGGCGGATCGCCGCAGGCACATACGGCGCCAACCTTGTGACCGCAACGAGCGTCACAGCAGCTGTGAATCTCATCGTCGAATTCAATGCCGGCACGCTCACGAACGTGCAGTTCGAAGAGGGCACGACCCCAAGCATCGTTGAGAAAGTGCACCCCCTGGAAGAGCTGATCCGCTGCCAGTGGTACTACCGCACCAGCTACATCGGATACCCCCCGGGCTCTACGGGCGTGGGCGGCGTCCTTGGCCGAAAGACCACGCTTGCGGCCTCCACGTCGGCCTATGCGCAGTTCGAAATCGACTTCGATCCGCCGATGTGGACGACGCCGACCTTCAGCTTCTACAACCCCGCGACGGGCACCGCCGGCGAGATGCGCAACGAGACGATTGGCGTGAACTACGGGATTACGACCGTTGGATCGTCGGCCTTCAGTGCGAACGGGGTGGTGGTGCAGGCAGCGGTGGCGCCGCCGGCAAGCCAAACCATCTCGCTGCACTTCGTGGCAGACGCGAGGCTGTGATGTACATCGAACACGAAGCCTACATCGAGCTCGACACGCGCTGGATTCCGCGCAACGAGGACAACCCCGACTACCAGCGGTATCTCGAATGGTGCGCCATTCCGGGCAACGTGCCGCAGCAGGCTGCGGGGCCAACGTTCGAGCAGCGCGAAGCTGCGTTGCTGGCGGCCGTTGATGAGCACCTGAATGCCGCGGCGCGTGCGAAGCGCTACGACAGCATTGGCGCGGCTGCGCTGCGCGCCGGCTACCCCGGCCCTTTCCATGCGGAGGGCCTGGCCTTCGCAACTTGGATGGATGCGGTCTATGCCCAGTGCTACCAAGTGCTCGCCCAGGTGCAGGGCGGACAGATCCAAGAACCCACCGCCGAGCAACTTATTGCGATGTTGCCGGTGCTGACTCTCGCCGCAAGGTAAAGGAGCCCGAAATGGCAGTAGACACAAGCAATCTCGGCATGGGGGGCAACCCCTTTCTCGGCCAGAACAATCCGTACCTGCAGAAGAACATCGACGCTGCATCGGCCGATCTGGTCAAGAACTACAACCTCGGCGCCGTGCCTGCAACAAACGCGGGCCTGGTGCGCAGCGGCTCGTTCGGCAATTCGGGCCTGCAGGAAATGCAGGCGCGCGATGCCGACATGCTGCAGAAGAACCTGGGCAACCTGTCCAACACTGCGCGGTTCAACGACTACACCCAGCAACAGGGCATGTACCAGTGGCAGAAAGGGTTCGATCAGAACGCGCAGCAGTGGGGCGACCAGTTCAACCGATCGCTCTACAACGATGCGTTCGGACAGAACCAGCAGACGCTGCAGACCGGCATTGGCTTGCTCGGCATGCTGGGCGGCCTCAATCAGCAGGACATCGCGAACACGACGAAGTACCAGAACACGCCGCTGGACTACCTCACGCAGTTCTCGAACCTGGCGGGCGCGGCCGGCCGTGGCGGCCAGACCTCCACCACCACCACGCCGGGCGGCGGCTCCAGCCCGATCACGTCGGCCATCGGCGGCGCGCAGCTGGGCAATGCGTTCGGCAAGTGGTGGAACAACAGCGGCAACTACGGCACCAGCGGCAACAACTACAACGGTTCGAGCGGCAATGTCTCCGCGCCGAACTACGAGAACGGTTCGGACAGAGGGATCACCTACTGATGGAAGCCCAAGACCTGAACATCGCCCACCACTTCGGCGGCGGGGTGTACGCCAAGGAGACGCACGTCAAGGCGGGGCAGGTGCTGGTGCAGCACAAGCACGAGCATGCGCACCTATCGGTGCTGGCCTGCGGCACGGTCGAGGTGCTGGTGGGCGGCGCCCGCTCCATCGTTGCCGGGCCCGCGTGCCTGACCATAGAGGCGGGCAAGCACCACGGCATCCGCGCGCTCACCGACGTGGTTTGGTACTGCATCCACTCCACCGACTGCACCGACCCGCAGGAAGTGGATGAAGTGCTGATCGCCGATGGCACCGATGCCGGCGAGATGCAGGCCATCGCCAGGGGGCTTGCCTGATGAGCCACATCAAACTCCTTTGGCGCGGCCTGAATGTGCAGCCGATGCGCGCGGCGCTCGCGCAGCACCCCGAACTGTGGGACCAGCAGACCGGGCGCACCGCGGCGGAGGATTCGCCGCATCACGGACTGTCCGACATCTGGGCCCGCTACGCCGATCCGCAGACGATGCGCGAGGACGGATCGCACGACTCCATCTGGTATCCGCCGGCTGACGTGCTGCCCGTGCGCGACATCGTGTTTCCGCTCATGGCCGGCGTGCGCGGCGAGCGCCTGGGCGGCGTGCTGATCACGCGCATCAAGCCTGGCCAGATCTGCAAACCGCACACCGATCCCGGATGGCACGCGCGGCACTACGACAAGTACGCCGTTCAGATCGCAGCAGCGCCCGAGCAGGCTTTCCACTTCGAAGGCGAAAAGCTCGTGACGGTGCCGGGCGACATCTACTGGTTCGACAACTCGTTCACGCACTGGGTCACGAACGAGAGCGACACCGACCGAATCACCATGATCGTCTGCATCAAGACGGAGAGGAAGTAACCATGCCACTCTTTTTCAATCGACTGAGCGCGCAGCGCCTGCGCATGCCCTGGGGCGTGGTGGGCGCCATCGGCGGCGCTGTGGTGAACAACGTCATGGCCGATGGCAAGGGCGGAGGCGGTGGTGGCCAGCAGCAGACCTCCAGCGCGGAGCCCTGGGCGCCCGCGGCACCGTGGATGAATTTCAACATCGCACGCGGCATGGATCTGCAGTATCAGCACCAAATGCAGCCCTTCAGCCCGCAGCAGCAGGCGGCCTACGACAACAGCTATGCGGCGAACGACTACATGCGCCGCCTGGTGCCGAACCTGCTCGGGCAGATGGGCAGCCAGCAGGTCGGCTTCGACAAGAAGAACCCAGACGCGCGGCCCGAAGCCTGGAACTGGTCGGGCCTGCTTTCCGACAAGGCACCGGATCTCGGTCAGAAGTCCGTGCTCAACGCGAAGCCGCCGCCGGGCGCGGCCGGGCAGGGAGGCGGAACCGGCGACGGTGGCGACTTCATGCAGCAGGGCGGGGTCGTCAGCGGAATGAACATGGGCGGCTTGAACATGGGTGCGCTCAACGGTGACCCGCGCGCGCTACTGGAGGGGCGCTCCGGTGGCACGCTGCTTGGCAACGGCGGCTACGGAACGTTCAAGTACGGCATGCAGCCGCAGCCGGGCACCCAGCAATACCGCGACATGTCGGCCTACTTCGCCAACGGCGGCGCAGATCCGAACAACTACTACGGCAAGGGCGGCGACTACCGCGACCCGAGCATGAGCCCCTATGCCCACTTGATGGGCGGCGGCCAGACGAACGGCGGTGTGGGTATCGGCGACACCGGTGCAAACGCAGCTGCTGCAGCGTCCGGCAACGGCGCTTGGTAAGGAGGCAACATGGCCGGACTACTCGACTTTCTCGACACCGACGAGGCCAAGCTCGGCCTGCAGATGCTGGCGGCCGGCGGCTACTCGCCCACGCGCATGAGCACAGGCCAGCGCATCGCGGGCGCCATGCAGAACTTTCAGGGCATGCGCGATGCCGACATGCGCCGGCAGCTGCTGAAATCGCAGATGCAGGAAAACGAGGTGCAGAACGAAGTGCGCCGCGCATCCATCGCGCGAGCTGCACAGCAGCAGGCGTTCGACCAGCAGTTCCTGGGCGGCGGTGGCTTGCTGGGTGCCCTGGAGGCCCCGCGCAGCAGCGCACCGGGCGCCGGGGCGACGATGGCCAGCAGCGGCGGCGGAGTGACGGGCGAGGCACCTGCCAGCGTGCCGGGTGCGCCACCGTCGCAGCCCGTGGGCGTGGGCCAGCAGCAGGGCGGCCAGCAGTCGGGCCCGATGACCGCGCGCGACATCGCCCAGCGCTTCAATGTGCCTTACGAGGCGGTGGTGGCCGACTACCGGTTCAACGGCGGCAAGAAGATCGCCGAGCTCATCAACGAGCGCACGAAACCCAACTGGGTGAACGTCAATGGCAACCTGGTGAACACGGCGGCGCCCGGATTTGCCGGCGGCGTGCAGGGCGGCGTGTCGGCGGGCAATGATGGCCGGGTCACTCAGTGGATGCCGAACGGGCGCGGTGGCCTGGTGGTGGGCGCTCCCGAAGGTGCAATCGACACGTACCGCGCATATCAGGACGTGGGCAACCGCTCGCAAGCGTCGTTCACGCCCGGCCGTCCGACCATCCTCCCCGGTGGCCGCATGGGCGGCCAGTCGCAGCTGTCCGAAATTGAGGGGCCGCGCACGCCGTTTGCGCGCCTGCCGGCGCCGCAGGCCGGCGTGACCGGAAACTTTCAGGGTGACCCCGCGGCCGTGGCGGCTGCCATTGCCGCCATCGGCGACCCGCAGGAACGGGCCAATGCGCAGGCGGCCTTCGAACAGCAAATGCGGGCGCCTGGTGGCACGCGCGAGGTGTCCGGTGGTGGCCTGGAGTTCTCGCCGCAGGAGAAGGCGGGGCAGGACGCCGACCGCGCGCGCCAGGTCAAGACCGCCGAGGCAGACGTGGGGCGGGACACTGCGCGCCTGGCCGACATCAAGACGGCGAATCGATTCCTTTCGACTGCCAAGCAGGTGCGGGACGTGTTCAACGATGGCCCGACCGACAGCGGCATCGGCTCGCTGATCGACAGCGGCGCGGCGTTCATCGGCGTGTCTCCCAAGGGGGCGCAGGCTGCGGCCCGGCTCAAAGCCCTGGGCGGCTGGCTCGTCAGCAACGTCCCGCGCATGGAAGGCCCGCAGTCGAATTTCGACGTGGCGAACTATCAGGTGATGGCGGCCGACGTGGCCAACGACAAGTTGCCGCTGGATCGACGCAAAGCTGCGCTCGACAGCATCGTGCAGATGCTCGAAGGCGTTGCGAACCCGGGTGCGGCACCGGCTCCGCGCACGGCCGCCGCCGGCACTGCCGAACAGCCGGTGTCGCGCCTGAAGACGGCGCCGAGCGAAGCCGACATCCGCAACACCGCGCTGAAGTACGGCATGACCGTCGAGCAGGTGAAACAACGTCTGGGGGTGCGCTGATGCGAGATTTATTTGAGGAAGCCGGCATTGCGCCGCGGGATGCACCTGCAGCTGCGCCAACAGGCCCGCGCGACCTGTTCGCAGAGGCAGGGCTCGACATCAAGCCGAAGAGCGAACGAGCCGACCGGGCAGCGATGCTGGGGGCGACCTGGCGCGGCAAGGCGTCGATGATCCCGCTCGTGGGCCCGGCCTTGACCGCCTTCGACCTCTTCAAGCCCGACACGCAGGCGATGGGAAAGGGTGCGGTTTCGGGGCTCGCCGAGGTGGGAAACACGGTGATCAATCACAGCATCGAGCAGGCAAAGCGCGAAGGCCGCGAACCCTTCGCCGATCTGACGAGGTTCGATCCGACGAAGCCGCTGCAGTTTCCGCTCGGCGGCGCTGGTGGAAAACTCTCGAGCCTCGTCACTGGGCCCGTGGTCAGCCCGGCCGAGCGGGCGAACAATGAGCGCCTGAAGTCCATCGAGGACTTCAACCGCGAGAACGACAGCGGCTGGTTCAACGCTGGCCGCGTGGGCGCCAACATCGCAGCGACCCTGCCGGTGGGCGGCGTCATCGCAGCGCCAGTGCGCGCTGCTGCTCCATTCCTGGGCCCGCTCGCCGACGCAATCGCTACCGGCGGTTTCCGCACGGGGCTCGCGCCCACGTCCTGGCTCGGACGTGCTGGCAATGTGGCGCTGCGCGGCACCGGCGGCGCGGTGACTGGTGGCGCCTCTGCGGGGCTCGTGAAGCCGGAAGATGCCGGAGCCGGCGCAGTCGTCGGCGGGCTGCTGCCACCTAGCCTACAGTTTGCCCATAAAGTTTTCGACCTCGCGGCGTCGGGTGTGCGGCGCTTGGTTGCTCCGCAACTCTCCAAAGAAGCGCGCGCGATCCTTGATGTTGGCGGTTACACGCCTGCAGAAGTGCCAGCAGTGCGCGCAGCGCTGCAGCAGCAGGGGCCGCGCATCGTCGGCGAGGCGCCCACGGTGTCGCAGATCCTGCAGAACCCAGAAATCTCGCAGCTCGAACGCACGCTGCGCAATTCGCCTGGTGGTGCTCCGGCGCTCATCGCTCGCGATCAGGCGCAGAACGAGGCCCGGCTTGGGGTCCTGCACGACATCGCGCCAGTGGCAACCGATCTGCCCGCCGCCCGCACGAACTTCGGCAACACCATCGCACCGCTCGCCACGGACGCGCGAAACGCCGCATCGAAGCGCGTGCGTGAAGCTTTCGACGCGGTTGACCCGTTCAACGACACGCAGTTCTTTCTACCCCTCCCGGAGATGGCTGCGGCGAAAGGCAAGTTCCTCGGGCCGGGAACGTTCGGCACCGGCAGCAAGGCGCAGGCCGCCATCGACACAGCTACGGACGTGGGCACCGAAGTTCTGCCGGCCGTCACAGCTGCGAAGGCTCCCGGCGTCCGCCGGCAGGGCCAGACCATCACCGACGCCATCAAGTCGCTGGGCGGCATCAAGCAGGATTCGCCAGGTGCGCAGGCTCTGGCCGGCGAGATCCACGACCTCAAGCAAGCCGGCGGCGGCATGCGCGCCATCATCCAGAACGGGCGCGGCCAGTCGCCGGACACGCTGGCGCAGGCCATGCATGCGCAGGGCTACATCCCCGACGATGATCCTGCGACGCTTCTCCGAGTGCTGGGTGAGCATGCGCGCGGCAACAAGGTCTATTCGGCCGGCGCCGACCGCAGCAACACCTTCCGCGCCGGCATGGAGGCTTCGCAGGGCGATGCGCCGGGCGCGGAGGTGATCCGCAAGACCGTGCCGTTTCAGACCGTGCAGAACCTGCGCAGTTCGGTCGGGGAGGCGGCCGAGCAGGCGCGCATGCGTGGCGCGAACAAGGAAGCGGCGGCCCTCGATCAGATGAAGGCCGAGATCGACAAGCGGGTTGACCTGGTGGCCATCGGCCAGGGTGACGCGGCCGAGAACTTTCCGGCCGACATCGTGGCGCAGTGGCGCAAGGCCATCGACCTTCACGCCGAAAAGCAGAACCGCTTCGCGCGCGGCCCGCAAGCCAGCATGTTCCGCAAGGGCGGCGACGGAAACTATGTGATCGAGGGCGGCGAGTTGGCTCCGAAGTTCTTTTCGCCGCGCATGTCGCAGGCCGAGGACATCGAGGCCCTGAAGCGCCTGGATCTTGGCGACGGCGTGACCGACTCGCTCAAGAGCTACGCGACCACCGACGCATCGCGCATCGTCACGGGCGACGGCACGCTGCGAAGCAAGGCATTCAACGATTGGCTCGATTCGCACGGCGGCGCCATTCGTGGGCTCTTCGATGAAGGGGAGCGCGCGCGCCTGACAGGCGTAGGCGTCGATCTGAAGCGGGCTTCTGACGCGCGCGACCTGGGCCGCGCGACGGGCTCCAACACTTCGCAGAACGTGCAGAACGCCCTGGGCGCGGGCATGCTCGATAGCCGGGCGGTGAACATCCTGGCCAGCCGGACGCCGATTGTCGGCAGGTTCACTGGCCCCATGGTTGACGCACTGCGCGAGTCGGCAAAGCGCGGGAAGGCGGCCCGCATTGGCGGCCTGTTGTCGGACCCGGCTGAACTGGATGCAGCCATCGCGGCCTATGAGCGCGAGCTCGCGGCGCGGCAGCCTGCCTTGAGCGGGTCTACCGGTCTTGGTCCTCTTCTTTACCGCGCCGCGCCTGTGTTATTGAGCGGCCGGTGATCAGCCGATAGAAGAAGCTCACAAAACCCACGAGCACACACAGTCCGATCGCTTTCCAGATCAGGTATTGGGTGTATGGGCTAAAGCCTTCCATCGGCGCATTTTAAGACCCCCTGTTTTCCATTCCCTCAAACCCGCTTCGGCGGGTTTTCTCGTTTCTGGAGGCCATATGGCAGTCATCACCGACATCAACGCGCTCTCGACGAATCAGGCGCTGAACGGCCCAGACGGGTCGGTCGATCCACCTTCCACGCTCGACGACCAGCTGCGCTATCACGGCGCCTTCATTGCGCAGCTGCGCGACGGCGGCGGCATCCCGGTTGGCATGTGCGTGCCCTTCATCGGCGGAACAAGCGCCCCCGGATGGATCAAGGGCAATGGCGCGCTGCTGCCTCGCGCCTCCTACCCGGCGCTGTTCGCCTATGCGTCTGCGCAGGGTCTGGTGTCGGAGGCCGACTGGACGGCCACGAGCTCCGGGCGGTTCTCGGTCGGCGATGGCCTGACGACATTCCGCATTCCCGACACGCGCGGCGTGTTCGTGCGGGGGCTCGACGAGTCGCGCGGCCTGGACGCTGCCCGCGTCGTCGGCACCTATCAGGATCAGGCCAACGCGCCACACATTCACGCAGTCACCGACCCTACGCACAACCACAACGACCCCGGGCACGTTCATAGCGGGGCCACCTCTACTGTTGCCGACCACACGCACGGCTATTCGGGTTGGGCGAACTCGGGGGCCGGCGCCACTGCTGGCGGCTTCATCGTCTACGCGCCGACCGGAACTGTCACGGCCCCCGGAGGCAGCCATTCACACAGTGTCAGCGCATTTCTGAACGTGACCGGGTTGCTGCCCGCGGCGTCAGGAATCTCGATCCAGTCGCAAGGCACGGAGGGCCACCCCCGAAACCTCGCATACCCGATGTTCATCAAGTTCTGAGGCCGGCCATGTACGTCTTTCACTACGACCCCGCGACCCTGGCCTATGTCGGGAACAGCCCTGTTGATTTCTGCCAGGTGCGGCCCGGCATGGTGATCGTGCCCGCATGGGCAACGAAGGTGCCGCCGCCCAGCGGCTGGGACAGCCGAACGGAGCTTCCGCACTACGTGCCGGAAAAGGACGCCTGGGAGGTCCGGCAGCTGCCACCGCCGCCACCGCCGGAGCCTGAGCCCGAAGCGGTGCAGGTGCCGGAACCTGACGCGCCGCCGGTGACACAGGAGCTACTCGAACGCTCCCTGCGTGCCCACCTTGAAGCCGCACAAAACCTGATGGAGCAACTGAAGAAGGGGATTGCATGAAGCAGGAAATCAAAGACATCGCTACCGAACTCGTGGTGCGCACCGCGCCCGCTGGAGGTATCGCCTGGTACTCGGACATCAGCTGGACCGGCTTTCTGACCGGTGTGCTGGTGGTGCTGCAGATCATGTACCTCGTGCGCAAGTGGTGGCGTGAGGAATCCGAATGGGGCCAGCGCATCAAGGAATGGGCGGAGCGCAAGGGCCTGACCAAGCCGGGAGGTTTGTCGTGAGCCGCGCGCAGCTGGCGGTCAAAGTGGCAGCGCCGCTGGTGCTGGGTGGTGCTGCGCTGCTGGGCGCCATGCACCGCTGGGAAGATCAGCGCCTGGTCGTCTATGCCGACAAGCTCGCCGGCGGCCTGCCGACCTACTGCAGCGGGCGCACGCAACCGCCGCGGCCGGTGGGCGAGCGGCTGACGCAGGCCCAGTGCGACGCCATCGACCAGCAGACCGCCACCGAATACGGCCGCGCGGTGCTGGCCTGCATCCCGGCCGATAAGTTCGACCAGAACAGCTTCGACGCCTTCACGCTCTTCGCTGTGAACGTCGGCAAGCAGGGCGCGTGCGAGTCGCGAGCCGCGCGGCTGCTGCGCACCGGTGACCGCGAGGCCGCGTGCCGGGCGCTCGCGCGCGGGCCGGATGGGCGGCCGGTGTGGAGTTTCGCAGGTGGCGTGTTCGTGCGCGGCTTGCAGAAACGGCGCCAGTACGAGGCGAACTGGTGCCTGACGCTGGCGGAGGTGGGGTGATGCTGCCCGACTTTCGCACCCCGATGCTCTGGGCCCTGTGCCTCGGCTTGGCCGCTGCACTGCTGACGGCAGGTGTCGAGCGCACACGCGGCGCCAGTGCGCGCGCCGATGCGGCCAAGGCCCGGCAGGAGCTGGCTGAGTACCGCGGCACTGTGGCCGAGTCCGGCCGCTTGGCCGAGCGCGCGCAGCGCACCCAAGAACAGACCTGGCGCGCTCGCGTCGATGGAGTGATTCAAGATGGCCAACAACAAATTGCGGCTGCCCGCGCTGATGCTGATCGGGCTGGGGCTCGTGAGCGCCGGGTGCTCGCGCAGCTCACTGCCTTCCGCGCCGCCGTCCGTGCAGCCAGCGCAGAGGCCGGCGCTGCCGGTGGAAGCCCGCCAGCCGAAGCCGCCCTCGATCTGCTCGCCAACCTGCTCGGCGGGAGTGGATCGGCTCTTGTCGAGCTGGGAAAGTTCGCTGACGGTGCCCACGCCGCCGGCACCATCTGCCAGCGGCACGCCGACGCAACCGAACATTGAACACAGGAAGAACTGATGGGACTGCTTCAAGCGCTTGCAGATGATGACTTTCAGCGCAGCACCGTTCGCGGGCTGGCCGACGTGGGGAACCGCGGTGTGTTCGCCGGGCTGCTCGGCGCCCCGGTCGATGCATCGGCGGGTGTAGTGAATGCGGGCATCATGACCGGTGGCCTGCTCGGTGAGCGGCTTGGGCTGTGGCCGGCGAGCGAATTGCCCACGCCCATCGAGCGGCCGGTGGGCGGCTCGGAGTGGATCGGTCAAAAATTGCAGGATGGCGGATGGGTGACCCCGAATCGGAACCACCTGGCCGAAGGGCTGGCCACCTTCACCGCGCCGTTCGCAGGGAACCGGCTCGCGCAGGCGCTTCCGATCCTTGAAGCCGAGCCGTTCCTTCGGTTGCTGAATCCTGGTGCGGTCGGCTCGCCGAAGATGGTGCGCGGCGGGCCCATGAAACCCGAAGGCAAAGCGCGACTGCAGGCGGATCTGGAGGCCGAGCAGGGCAGCGGCCGCTATCCCCTGGGCGATGTGACCGAAGGGCAGGGCAAGGGGCTCGATAGGCTGTTTGGGAGTGAGGCGGCGTCGCGCGACGTGTTCATGACCGATGAGGCTCTGCGGCACCTGATCGAGCGCCGCTTGGCTGGCCAGGGCTTCACACCGGCCGAGGTGGCGAAGTATGCAGAGCAGGCAATGGCATCGCGTGCGCGGCCAGACCTGAACGTGTCGAAGGGCGCGCAGAACCCGTCGCTGTTGAACTCTGGGATGCGCGACCCGGTGACAGGCCGGCCCTACGATGCGCGCGTCCCGCTCAAGCAGGTAGACGACGGCTACGAACTGCGCAGCGTGATCCCCGAAGGCATCAGAGGCAGAAACAACAAAGCCCCGGAGCGTTGAGGCAACGGGGCTTTGATGGGTCTTCCAGGAGGGGGTGGGACCGATTGCCACCTCTCGTACTTGGCGGCCTTTCGACCGTCATTGACTCTGCACAACCTGGCGAACACTACCTGTCTGGGACACGGTAGGTGGATTTTATTCGATCAGTGCGTCGGTCGCAAACCGCCCGGTGATAAGACGCGAGCAAGGTCATGACGTCGCATGCGGCCACGAGCAGCCGAAAGTGATCCGCAGCATCGGTGCGGATCACGTCAGGGCAGGCAAGGCAGATGCGGGGACGGGTCGTCATTGCGCATTCGTAGCTGCGGGTCTAGAAGAGGTCGAACTGCCCGGTGTCCGGCTTCGGCTTGGGGGCCTTGGGCACGCGCGGGGGCTTCTCCTTCTTTGGGCGCGGTGCCAACGGTGCTGGGTATGCGTCCAGCTGTCCCATCCACTGCCTGAAAAACTTCGGCGCCGCGTGCACAGGGCACGACAGCCACTCGTCGTATTCCTCGGGGTCAAGGATCACCACCATGCGCTTCTCGTCGCTCGGCTTGTGGAACCGCGACATCATCGGATGGCCTTCGGCGTTCACCGTAAGCATGGAGAAACTGAAGACCTCGCGCCCATCAGGGCCGATCCACTTTTCCCAGATGCCCGCGATTCCCATCGGCACCTCGCCCGGCTGCTGGATGCGCCAGCGCACAGGCGTGCTCTCTTCCGTCTCGTAGTAGGGTTCATAGATGCCCTCGGCCGGAATTACGCACCGCTGGCCCATCCGCCACGCGCTGCGGTAGCTCGGCTTGCTATGGACGGTCTCGGAGCGCGCGTTGTATTTGCTCTTGCCGTAGACAAGCTCCTTCGCGAAGCCTGGCACCAGCCCGAAGGCGCCCTCGTCAACTCGGCGGTGCCCACTACCATCCTCGGCCAGCCGGATGAACGGCGCCATGTTGAGCGGGAAGGCGATGAGCGGCTTCTCGTCGCCCTCGCGCACCACGCCGAAGAACGACAGCAGACGGTCAGCGCGGGTGACGGTCTCGTAGTTGCTGCACAT